GGTCCAAGAAATGCGTTGGTATCTCTCCAAGCGACATGAAAAAGACCCTGGTGATGAGTGCGAAATCTATGCTGCCACAGGGCTTTTCAGAAAAGAAGACGTTCCAGAAAAGCCACACCCGAATTGTCGCTGTTACGTTACACCAGAACTACCTGATTACGATGAATTTGAAAAGTCTCTAATCTCTGGTCATTACGATCCGTACTTGGATTCCGTTATGGGAGAAGGCTTTTCGCAAGAAATTCCTAGTGCGAGATTTGCTAGTGAAACGCCTGCACGAAAAGCCAAACCCGCCAAGCCAACTCCGGTTAAATGGACTGGACCCAAGGTTGGCAAACCACTTCAAACGGAAATTCCTTCTGGAACTAAACCTGGAAGCAAGCTATATGAAGAAATCAGTGACAATAATTATGTCAATGAACACCTTCAATATGCTTGGCAATCAACACAATTCGACAGCTATAAAAAAGATTTTCGTTTAGGTGGCCGCGAGGCTATGCGCGTTGGGTACGAAAAATTTCCAACACAATTAAAAGCATCAATTGTTGAAGATGTAACACAAGGTCGCGGCGATTATCTTCTTGCGACTGACCCAGGTGTCACAAGGGTTTACGGTAAAGAAATCGTCGCTCGCGCAGTGCATTCCGAGCCAACTACCAAACCCATTTGGCGCGGAATGATTATCGAAAGGTCTAAACTTGTAGATTCTGAGGTCGGTAAAACCATTGGTTTACCGTTGAGTTCCTTTGATACAGACCAAAGTTTTGCGATAGATTTCGCCCAAGGGCGGGCTTGGCAATCAGAAGATGTAAAGAAAATCAAAGACCCATTTCCGGTAATTATTCAATTAGAGCCGGGAGCAAAAGTCGCTTCATTGCGTGGTTCTGAACGAATTGCGTTCGGAGAGTTCGATGTTATCGACGTTTTGCCGCCGGAAGAAGTTCCGATAGTTCGACTCGCACAGGATACAACAACTGAGCGACCTACGGTTTTGGTTGTTCGTCAAAAGTCAATGATTGAGCCTGAAGTTCTCAAGGGCAGAATGACTACTAATGATGAAGACCCAGAAGACTTTTATGTATATGGTAGCGATGATGATGACGGTGGGGATAAAATCTCACCCAAAGCCAAAAACGCTGAAAACCTTGCTAGAATCAAAAAGTTGTTGCCTAACACCAGGATTGAGCTACCTGAGGGCATAAATGAAGATATTTTTAAATCAATTATTGATGAAATTGAGCCTGCTCTTGAAGAAGACCCCGAATTGGTCGAGGGCATAAAGGTTTTCGGGTTCAGAGAGATAATTGGCAACGGCGTTGATAAAGAAGGAAATTCGGTTCATGATCTTGCTGAAGTTAAAGCAATAGTAGATAGTTACCCAGAAAGATTCAAAGATGTTGCAGGACGTGGTGTTTCATTTCATTTTGACTCAAAACTAGCTCGTACAAAAACTGGATTTAAAAATGCAATGAATCGTTCTATTAGAGAATCTACTGTTTTGAGAAACGATCAAGAGATAGTTATGCCGCCATTGCAATACCCTGGTGTCGTGGAAGATTACATGAAAAGCCTTGTGCGCCATGAGGTTGTTCACGCCAAACAGTTTATAATGGGCTGGAAGGGTAATGAATCAGATGCTTTTTCTCGACTATGGAGAAAGGAATTGCTTAATGCTTATGAACGTGACGTTGATGCAAAAAACCACCCAGAACTTAAAACAATGTCTGCGTTAAATGCATGGTTTTCAGGTTTAGTTTCTGAAATGCCAAGGTATGCAGAGATTTTCCAAGAAAAACCACCAAAAGAAATTTTAGACATTAATCCTCTTGAATTTTGGGCTGTTGGTTACGAACAGGCTCAAAACAGACCAGAATCAGCTAACAAAATTGACCTTATAATATATGATATATTCAATATCGTTTGGGATACTTTGATGAAAAGACCTAAAAAGAGGTTGATAAAAAAATGAAATCAGAATCCTTGTCTCGCAAAGATATTGAAAATAATTTTAATAAAATGCTTCAAGATGCCGTTGACCTGGGAGTTGGTTTCTACAGTGCAGAGTGTGGACTTGATGGTCCGACTCAAAATGCGATAGTTGAAGTGGCACAAGCTTTTCCAAATATTGACCCGGCTTTGATACGAAATGCCAGAAAAGAATTTGCGAAACAGCTTGACGGGACTCACCGGAGAGAACAAGGTGCCATTTGGGAAGAATTTGTCATTAGTCAATACGGAAAATAGGTCGCGCTCACTCTTGTGCTTATAGGTCGCATCATCTACTATAGGGGCAGGGCAAAGTCATGCTTAAAAACTTTGAAAAGGCTTGAAACACAATGACATTCAATAAAACGTTTAGTTTGTGGCCCATCATTCCTTTTGGAGCCGAATCTCAGGAAGATTCAGGACAGGTGGGCGAATCTCCAAGTGCGGCAGGCACTTTCAGGGATGGCAATGCAACGAATAATGTTGCGCCGCAATCGAATTCGGAAACTCAAGGGGATGACGAGGACGATCCGTATTCGGGTCTTTCTGCCAAAGAGCTTCGTCGCCTCTTGCGAGATACCGAAATGTCAAAGAGTTCAACTGAAGCCGCCAAGGCTGAACTTGAAAAGAAAATCAAGGAAGCAGAAGACGCTCAGCTTTCTAAGGAACAGAAGCTGGAAAAGGATGTGACAGAACGAGATTCATTGATTGAAACTTTGCGAGCCACTAATGCAAGGTTGGCAATTATCAATGCTATCAATCAGGATTCTCGTTTTGAATGGCACAACCCGGAAATCGTTGCGCAACAGCTAAGTTCAGCGGTTGTAAAGGTAACGGATGATGGAAAGGTCGAGGGTATTGCAAAGGAACTTTCCCGCATTGCCAAAGACCATGACTATTTGCTGAAAAGCAAAGGCGCACAACAGAATAGCGGTAATCAAACGCCGCCTAACGATCAAGGGCCAACAGGCTTTCAGCCCGGTCAGGGCGGGGCTAATCAAGGTGGTACTTTGACAAATACCACTGAATTGGCAAAAAATTATCCGGCTCTTGCTAATCGAATTTGATTGCAGGACAAGGAAATTCCCTGCGGGTACTGAAAGGTAAAAAATGGCTAGGTCAATTGAATGCATTGATTGTCATCAAATGCTGCCTTCCAGTGAGTTTCAGTGGAATGGTAATTATCAACGTAAGTACTGCTACGATTGTTGGGGTTTGCGCCGAATTTTGAAAACCTTTGATCTTTCCGCTGAAGAATATCGACAGATGGAAAAGGATCAGGGCGGCTGCTGTGGAATTTGCGGTCAACCTGAAACTCGCACGCGAATTGGGCGTAATGGTAAGCCACTTAGGCTTTGTGTAGACCATAACGCCATAACGGGTAAAAACCGTGGACTACTTTGCAGTAATTGCAATGTTGGGATTGGCCTGCTAGATCATAACATTCTAATTATGGAGCAAGCCATTAATTACCTTCGCAAATACGGAGAAGCAAAAATGGAGGAAAACAATGGCACGCTATGATAAGTACGATCCCAAGACCGGCGGGTATCGTGCTACTCTAGCAGCCGATTTCGATAAGGTTAATCTCGAAAAGGCTCTTGGAGTTGGGCACGATGCAAATGGCCGTCTTGTTATTGGTAAGGGAGTTTCTGGCGTAAAGGGTGTTTTGGTTCTTACCAAGGCTCATCCTGCCGGAACTCGCGTTGATCCAATGACTGCCGGTGAAATCACCGAATTCGGACCAAGTGATAGCGGTAAGGTTCCCGGTACTGATTTTGGTACTGCTGGAACTAATTACTACGCCCATGATGATGGAACCATCACTGCCACAAAGGGTTCCGACGGTGTTTATGTCGGATTTACTGTTGAGGCTCAGCGATTGATTGTTCGTGTCGAAACCGATTCGACCTACACTTATGTTGCGCCTGAAGGTGCTTCCGGTGCTAGCGGTGCGTCGGGCTAGGGGTAATTAAAACATGAACACTTCAATTGATCTGAAAAGCTTTGGTACAGAAAGGGATCGGCAGATGGAACTTCATGACCGTATCCTCCGAATGAATCCCTTTGGTGGGGAAGACTATTCGGGAGGTTATGGGACTGAGGGCGATATTGTTTTCACCACTAACGATGGTGTTGACCTTAACGCTCTTTGGGCAGAAGCCCAAGCGGCACTTGCGGTTTGGAATGCAGGACGTTCTCGTCTTGTTGATATTTTGAGCTACCCTGTTGTTAACGAAATTGAATCTGTTCCGCAGGTTGGTGAGGCCAGTTTTGAGTTGGCTTCTGAGTTCGGTGAGCCGCAGGGCGAACGCCTGAAGATCGGTTATTTCCAGCTTGGATTCGATTTTGCAGATTATGACCGCGCTACGCGATTCACTTGGAAAGCGTTGCGGGACATGGATGCTCGCCAGATTCAGGCAATTAATAACGCATTGCTTCAGGCTGATGAACGTCTTGTTTTCAAGATGGTCATGGCTGCGATTTTCGATCCGACTAATCGCGAAACCGATATTCGCAACAATGCGTATAAGGTTTATCCGCTTTATAATGGCGACGGGACCGTCCCGCCCACTTATCGTGGAAACACCTTCGACGGCACGCACTCTCACTACATGGTTAGCGAAAACACCAAGATTGATTCCGCTGATCTTGAGGATGCTTACGAACATATCGCTGAGCATGGTTACACCATTGAGGCTGGCACGCAAATTGTTTGCCTCATGAATCGCAATCAGCTTAAGGAAGTTCGCAAGTTCCGAATGGGAGTTGAGAACAATAACGGAGTCGAGGCCAATTATGACTTCGTTCCCGCTCGTTCTCAGCCTGCCCAATTCCTTGATGTACCAATGGGTTTGCTTGGTTCGCTGCCGCCTGACACTTGGAATGGTCTTCGGGTTTATGGCTCTTATGCAGATATTCTGCTGATTGAAGAGCCTTTTATTCCTGATGGTTATTTCCTGATGTTCGGCACCGGCGGGGCGGGTAATCTTCAGAATCTCGTTGGCCTGCGCGAACACCGGAATCCGGTTTATCGTGGTTTGCGAATTCTGCCCGGTAACGATCAGCGTTATCCGCTGATTGAGTCTTACTACACAAGGGCTTTCGGCACCGGAATTCGTCAGCGTGCTGGCGCGGTTGTTATGCAGATTAGCGACGACAGTGATTACACTTGTCCAACTGCTTTCGACCGCAATAGCGGTACTTTCATTGCTTAACGAAAGACGTTGAAAGATAGGGGATTTCAATGAATAGGACGAAAGATTTTCTTACGTTCCTATTCATTGGTCCCCTATTTTCAACTTTTAAATTAGTACAGACAATTAGGAGTGAGATTATGGGCGTTCAGGAAACTATCGACGGAATTGCCGCTCAGCTTTCTGCTGTGTCCGGTCAGCTTTCGCGTGGTTTGGAAGAGGTTCGTGGAAAGATTGCTGATCTGGAAGCTCTCTCCAATGCTGGTGAGTCCGTTGACTTTTCGGCGGTAAATGCCGCTCTTGCTGCGGTTTC